ATTTCAGGAGACATTTCATAAACTTGTTGAATAGCTAAAGCTAATTCTCTAAAATCTAATTTATCATCCCAAATATAAGGGGTAGTAGGTGAACCAACCATTGATATATTATTTGGAAATACAGGTACAGCCCATTTACCATGTTTTTTATAAGTACCAAAATGATTAGATGGGAAGTCTTTTGTTAATTCTAACCATTTACCATTTTCATCTTCAAAACGCATTTGATCTTGCATACCACCTGTTACATTGGCTATAATCATTTTACCTGCCATCATCGCTTCAGTAAGTGCTAATCCCCATCCTTCATTTGAAGTAGGTAATACAGTTACATCAGCAATGTTGTACAATTTGTTTAATTCCGGAGTATCAATTCTACCATCTGAGAATATAATATTAGATTCTTTACCAAATAACAATTCTCTTACAGCATATAAATCTGTACCGTTTTCATCAACAGGTTGAGTATGAAGTACTAATGCAATTTTATCTGCTTTTTCTTTAGGTAAAGTATCTAAGAATAATTTGTGAGCAGCTAATAGATCACTAATACATTTTCTTCTAATATTACGTGAATTAAAGAATAATATAAAATCAAATTCTTTATCTCCAAATAATCTTTTCTTAGTTTCTTTTAACTCGTCTTGATTTTCAATTGGGAAGAATTGTTTTTCATTTATACCATGAGGTACATAAGTAATTATTTTATCTTTAGCTTTTTTACCCAAAACCATTTCATTAATATTTTTGGTTTGTTTAGATATAGCTAATAAAGTATCACATGACTCATAAAATGCTCTATTGTAAAGTGGAGCTGGTAAATCATCCCATATGTTAAGATAAATCATTGGGATTTGTTTTCTAACTTCGTTTTCAATAGCAAATAACCAATCATAATATCTTGGATCAGTAAAAAACATTAAACCATCAGGTTTTTCATTTCTTATTAAAGCCCTAATTAAATCAGCATTACCATATCCATTATTAGGATAAATTGTAATTGATGAATCAGTATTACCTGTTTCTTGATTTGTTGCTTCAGATAAGTCTAATCTTTGTCCTGATTCAGGGTGATTGATTGCAGCTCCTATTACTGCCCAATTGTAGTGGTGAGAAGTCCCTAAAACTATTTCTCTGGCCATTGTTGCAATTCCAGAATGCATTCGGATATCATCACAGATAAATAATATCTTTTTTCTTTGTTCTTTTGGTATATAACCTTCTTTCATAAACTATTTTTAATTTTATTTTTCTAATTCTAAATTCATATGATTATGAACTAATTTTTGAAACTCGGGGTCTGTTAAATATAGATGCATACACCTATCTGCTAATTTTTGTAATGAGAACTTAGTTTTAATTGTCTCGATTTTAAATGCTTCGAAGATATCTTTATCTACTTTTACACTTGTTAGTTGTTGATTTTGTGACATAATTTATTTATTTATATTGTTATATATAAATATCTACATAGATTGAAAGAATGCAAAGGCAGTTTTAGTTGGGGGTTCATTCTGGTCACATAAATCTGAATTGTCTTTGTATGGGCAAAAATTACAATTATGTTTGCTAGGGCGTTTTTCAAAATCAGTGGGTTTAAATCCCCCATCAGTATTAAAAGCCTCTATTAGGAAATTATCTAATAATTGTCCCGCTTTATTTAATTTAACTTTACCTGATGCTGGTACGAATTCTTGGATTCGTTTTTGTGGGAAATCTCCTTCCTCATATACTTTTCTACGGGTAATAAAGAATTCAATTTCAATATTATCAACCGGAAAATTATATTGTTCAGCAAATACTTTTTTATATAAAATTAATTGGGTTTGTTTTACCTCGTCTTTTTTATCTTTATCACCCCAACCTCTTGTGGAGGTTTTAATATCAATGATTTTAATTGTATTTGTATCCTCATGATACAAAACTAAATCCAGGTATCCAATAAATCTTACATTAGGGATTGATTTATTTGGTTGTAGGTTTAAAGGTACTTCTACTCCAACCAAATGCCAACCTCTTTTGGAGAAATACTTAGCTTTTTTAGCTTTAATATACTTAATAATGTTAACTCCATCATCGTAAAATTCAGCTAATTCAGCAGGATTACTAAAGTGGATGTTTTTATTCTTTTTATATGTATTTTGATATTCTATCCTCAGCGATTCTTTAAGTATAGCATTCAAATCTAATCTGTCAGCCGCTGCTACACTTGTATCGTAGAATACCGTTAGATATTGTTGAAGAGTTGTGTGTAAGGCTGTACCAAATACAGCGTGTATGCTTGGTAAATATACTTTATGTCCGTCTCTATAATTTAATCCCCAGCGATGAGGGCAACTAGAGAATATGCTTAATTGAGAATAGGATATAGATTTTTGAAATCCATACTGTACTTCAGGAACTACAATAGATTTAAGTTCTTTTAGTACTTTGGGGATTGGTTTGGATTTCATTACTTATTTTTTCCTATTTTGGATTTCTCTATCTAAGTAAAATAAAGCTTTTTCTAAATCCTGAATTATATTGTCTTTTTTACCTGCTCTAGAAATATACTTTAATGTATTACCTAAGTTAAATCCTACTTCCCAGGCTTCTATAACTTTTATAGCTTCATATGGGTTATCTTTACCACCATAATGAGTGGGATGAACTACCATTTCTAAGTCATCATCTTCATCAATAGTAACTCTTACTTCTCTATCGTTCATTTCTTCAAATTTATATTTTGAATTACTCATTTTAATAATTTTTTAATTTCTTTATCAGATATTCCGGTTTGTAATAATATTTCTATAATATCTTGTTTAGTAATAATATCACAATAATCTGTAACTTCCCTAGTACTAATTTTAAAATAAGAAGCTAATATGTTTAGTACTTCATTACTGTAAATAGCTTTTGTAGGTTTGATGTATTTTGAAAACGATTTTTGTTTGGGTAAAACTTGGCAATAAAATTGGTATAACTTTTCCTTTGGTATAGGGAATTCTTGTATTTCAGCAACTATTTCAATGTGGTTAGGGTTCATTGATATGATTTTATTAATCATAAAGTTACTAAAAATATTATGCTCCTCATTTGAAAATGAGGACCATGGTAATTTGTCGTATTGCATTTGTTTTACCCAATCAAAAACAGATTTAATTTGTGGCATCCTCGATTATAAATCTAAGTTCATCAGGTAATCCTTCTTTTAGAATATCTCCAGTTTCTGGATCATAGAATACTTGGATTGGTAAAACATTGTCATCAGGTGTACCTGTTACGAATTTAGATACTTTTCTTAGTAAGTATCCTTGGTGCCAAACTTTACCTCCATTAGCAGTTAAAATTGGTGTGGTTTTGCTTAAATCTAAGCTTACTTGTGGTTTTTGATCTTCCATCTTTATTTATTTGTTAGTAATTTTGATATTGAGGCCATGAAAGTTATTTCTTTATCAGGAGCCATTAATGATTTGTATTGGTAATCTGCTATTATAAGTGTAGCTAAAGCTGAGTCTGTATATTCATCTGCTCTTTCAAATAATACTCTGTAAAGTTCATTATAATCTCTAATATTAGAGTCAGCTATTATTTGTCTTATAGTGTTAAAATTTTTAATATTTTTACTTTTAAGTAATTCTATTATTTGATCAGATGTTTGATTAAAATTAGTAATTAATCTACCAGGTTCTAATACACCCTCTTTAATTGATGATTGTAATAGATTTAAACTTTTTCTAATGTCAGGGTAGGTTTGTTTTACAATACTAGCTACATAAGGTTTAGAATATGTTACTTCTTCAGTATCTAATATTTGAATACATTTTACAGCCACATCCTTCATAGATGGAGGAGTTAATTCAAATACTACTGTACGAGATTGAATAGGATCAATTATACGTTCAATATAATTACAAGTAAAAATAAAACGTGTATTTAAACTGAATGTTTCAATCACATTACGAAGAGCAGCTTGAGCGTTGATAGTTAAGAAATCTGCTTCATCCATCACAACCACTTTTTGTGGTTTAAAACTAGCAGCGGAAGCAAATGATTTTACCTTATCTCTAATAGTATCAATACCATTTTCATCTGAACAGTTAATATATAGTGAATCACAATTAATGTTATTTACTATTAATTTAGCTGCAGTTGTTTTACCTGTTCCCGCACCACCACAAAGTAGTAAGTGAGGAATATCATTAGAATCAATCCATTGTTGTAAAGACGATTTAAAATCATCATTACCAATGTACCCTTCTAGAGTATCAGGTCTATATTTTTCGGTAAATAAGGTGTGTTTTTTATTGAACATAGGTTAAATATATGACTCCCCTTACGGGGAGCCTAATTTATTACATCATTCCTTGTTGAGAATTTTGATCTTCTTTATCTTCTTTGCGCTCGTAAATTACAGATTCTGTTGTTAAAATAGTACCTGCAACTGATGCTGCGTTTTCTAAAGCAATACGAGTTACTTTTTTAGGATCAATAATACCAGCTTCTTTAAAGTTAATAGTTGATAAATCTTTATAATTAAGACCATCCCAATTACTTCCATTTTCTGAATCACTTAATTTAGAACCTAAATATTGTACTTCTACAATATCATGACCAGCATTAGTTAAGATTTTTTGGAATGGGGCAGCAACTGCTCTATAAACAATTCTCTTACCTAAGATAAAATCATTTGAACCTTCGAATGTAATTGATTTTCTAGCATATAGTAAAGCTGTTCCACCACCTACTACAATACCTTCTTCTAAAGCAGCTTTTGTAGCAAATAAAGCATCTTCTACTCTATCTTTTTTCTCTCTAATTTCTAATTCACTGTTACCACCTACATTAATAATAGCTACTCCTCCAATTAGTTTACCTAAACGTTCTTGTAATTTTTCTCTTTCGAATGGTGAGTTAGCGTTATCAATTTGAGATTTGATTTCTTCAGCTCTAGCTGTAATAGCTTCTTCTTCTCCTTTACCATCTACAATTGTAGTTTTATCTTTACCAATTGTAGCAGTACGAGCAGTACCCATACATTTTTTTAAAGTAGCAACATCAATTTTATCTAATTTATGACCTTTATCTTTAGATAATACTTGACCACCTGTAATAATAGCTAAATCTTCTAAAGCCATTGTTCTACGATCTCCAAAATCTGGTGCTTTAACAGCTACTACATTTACAACACCTCTCATTTTATTAACGATAGTTAATGCTAATGCTTCTCCATCAATATCTTCTGCAACTATCAATAAGGATTTAGTTTCTGAGTTAGCTATTGTTAAAGCATTTACTAATTCATTTACACTACCAATTCTACCGTTATAGATTAAGATATAAGGATTATCTAATGTAGCAGTCATTGTATTGTTGTCTGTAACAAAATATGGTGATTTATAACCTCTATCAAATTGCATACCTTCAACAATCTCTAAAGATGTTTCACCTGATTTAGATTCCTCAATAGCTACAACTCCATCTCTACCTACTTTTTCTAAAGCAGTAGCAATTAAGTTACCAATTTCCTCATCGTTATTACCTGAAATAGTAGCAACTTCTTTAATTTGTTGGTTATCTGAAATGTCTTCTGTTAAGTTAACAAGAGCAGTTTTTAATTCACTAACTGCAGCATCAATACCTTTTTTAATTTCAACTGCATTTTGACCTGCAGTAACATGTTTAAGACCTTCTTCTAGGATAGCATAAGCTAATAAAGTTCCTGTAGTTGTACCATCCCCTACTTCATTAGAGGATTTGATTGATACTTTTTGTACTAATTCAGCTCCTGTAGATTCAATTGGATCTTCTAATTCTTTAAAAGCCTTAGCTACAGATACCCCATCTTTGGTTACTGTTAGTTGACCATACTCTCCTTTAATTAATACTGTTCTACCTGCTGGTCCTAGGGTAGAAGATACACTATCATTAAGTTTTTTTACTCCTGATAGTAATTTTGTTTTTAATTCGATTCCGAATGATGTTTCTGTCATGATTAATCTTCAATAATTGCTAAAATGTTTTCTTGTGTAGTAATAAGATATTCTACATTATCTATTTTAATTCTTTGCGCACCCATTGGTGGGAGAACTACTTTTTGACCTACTTTTAGGTTGGTTTGAACTGATTCACCTCTATGGTAATTATAAACATCTGATACTGCTATAATTTCAGCCATAAGTGCTTTTTCATTACCTACGTCAGGAATGATAATATTACCTACCATCATCTCATCAGTATCAAGGAGTTTTAAAATAATATTACCTCCTCTAGGATTTAATTTACTCATAATTAATTATTGTTTTTAAATTGGTTAAAGTTGTTTCTAATTCGGATAAATACTCTTTAATAGTATAAACCGGTTGTTTTTCTATAGTTTGGTTTTTAACTACTTTTTTTAATGCGCTGTTTAGTTGAGTGTAATAACCTATTACTTTTTCTTTTTGTGTTTTAGGATCTGTAAAAATTAAGTTATAAGTTTCATCATCAAAACTTATTTTGTAATCCCCTAAAGCTGGATCTACAATATAAGACGATTTTTTCACTGAACCTACTTGACGACCTTTAAAATTTGGATTTGCCATATTTGTTTTTTATTTTTATGTTAATGCAATATACGAAACGGGTTTTAGGTAGCCTACCCTTTATTCAGAGAAAGCAACAAGATAGTATTCTGATTTAATACCGTCTTCTTCTAATTGAATTTTCATTAAACCATCCTTATAAACATATGCTTTACCTTTAGCACTTTTACTAACAGATACTATTTCTCTAAGATTTACAGCGCTAAATGGGATTGGTTTAATTTGATTAGTAATGGTACCAGGTTCAGAAAAATTCACTTTATTTGAATAAGATGATTTTTCACCAATAATAAAATTAACAACATCTTGTCCTTGAAAATCTTTAGTTATACCAATTTCTAATCTTGGTGGTTTATCAAGTGCATTGTGGGCTTTAACAAGTTTTTGACAAAAATCAAAGTTAATATCGAATTCTAAATCATGAGATGGTAAATTAGATATAACACTTGGGTCTTGTATTAGCCCTAAATCACTTAAGTTATAAACTAAATCAAACTGATTATCGCTGATATTTAGACGTAAGAAGTGATTACCTTGTTTAGCAAGATTTAATTCAATGTAATCACTAGTAATACCAAGTAGTTTAAGTAATTGTCCTGTATTGTAAATACCAATTTCACAATCTTCTAATTCGATTGGTGCTGTTATTTCACCAATACAATCTTTATTATCAGTAGCAAACTTAATATGTACTTGTTTATTTTGTACTTTAAGTTTTACTTGTGATGTTAATCCGTTTAAATAGAAACTATCTATTGTTTGTACAAATAATTTTTTGTCCATGTTTATGAGAATGTGAAAAATTTATGTATTAAGGGATTTGCTGGTGGTAAAGACCATTCTAAATCATCATAAAATCCTTGTAGTTTGTTTTGTAATATTGTTTGAAAACTCTTATCTCTATCAATGTACTCATTGATAAAATCTCTAATCTTATCAGGCATATCAAATTCCATAAAAGCAATTGCTTCCATTTTATATGGATTATCTTTTAAGTAAACCCATTTTATTTTATCACCTTGTACTATTTGACTGTAATCTTTATCTAAACTCCAAAACCTTAACAAGTCATTATAACAAGTAGCTGCTTTGACATTAGCACCTGCTCCTTTTTTAAGGACAGATAATATTTTACCTGGTTTTGGAATTGATTCAACATAATCATTTAATACTTTAACTGATGTTGGATTACCAATTAAACAAAAATCTACATCGGGAGAAATTGCTTCTGTTCTAAAATCTGATATTTGTTTATCAATAATAGATTGAGGTGTACCTTTAATAATTAATTCTAATAAACTTTGATAAAATGTTCCAAAATATTTAGGAAAGTTAGCTTTTTTAAATTCTAGTCCTTTAATATCGAGTTCCTCTACAGCTCTACCTTCTTTCTTAGTGATCCATTGAGCATATCTTCGTGTTGCTCTAAAATAAGCAGAACGAATAACAGCTTCAGTTTTCATTTCTAATCTATGAGTAGAAACATTAAATGCTTCTCTAGCCAACACATCATAATATTCAGTTATAATATCTTGATACTTAAGAGCTACTTTCTCTAAAATATTATCTTTATCTTCATCAGATTTAGTTTCAAAATCAGGATATAGATGTAATAAGAGAGGTTCAGCATTAAAGTAATTAGAATCGGTATCTACATAAGCACAGAAGTTAAAATCCTCTTCATCGCAAATCCACCATGGAGTATCTTCTAAATGCTTCATATTAAAATGTTCTTTCTCCTGGTACTGGTGGTAAATTAACTGGTCTATTTCCTTTAGAATCTATATCAGTTCTTTCTTTGATTACTATTTCGAACACATTCCCATTAACCTTACATCTTCCACCTTGTTGTAGCATCTTTTTAAAGAACTTCTCTTGTGATTCACTCCAATCTTGTGATAAAGCAATTACTTCAGCTTTATCAGCTTTTTCACCATTTAGAGTAATACTTACTCCATTTCTAATTGATTGTCCTTTTAATGCCATTATATATCTAGTGTTATTTCGTTTCTAATTACTTTATTCATATGCCTATTAGCACATAATGCTGATTCTTGAATAACTCTCTGTCCTGTAAGAGTAGTAGCTTCTGCTAATATCACATTACCATATCTGAAAGATGGGAGACTTGTAGCACCATATAAGCTATTTAATAGAATTTTGATTGTGTATTGCATTAAATGTCCTCTCTCACCACCTGCTATATCACCTTTTTTATATGCAGCTTTCATTTGATTTTTATATAAAACACGTTCATCAAACCATTTTGCTAAAATTGTAGATAGTACTGACGGTTCATCTGTACGGAATATAACACCATTTGCTGAGATAGCCAAATTATATTGCAGAAGTAGTTTAACTAATTTTGAACTTGTCCAATCAATTTTATTAAATTTATTCTGATTAGTAAACCATTCCATATTTCGTGGTTGATCCTCAGTATCGGCTTGTAAATCGTTTAAACCTAATCTATTGTTTCTATCATTAAAGTCTAATATTCTACCTACTAATGTTTCCTTACCAATGTTTAAAGACATAATAATTGAAGGATATAGTGAAGTTAAATCCTCATCAAACATATAGCGGTATAAACCGGCTTTAGGACAAAATAAATAACCACCAGCATAATTCTTTTTAACTACATTGTTTTTATCTCTTGAAGGTGGAACTATACCTTCTGATAAGAGATAAGCTGAAATTGCTCCATCATGGATTTTAGAGGATTGGTAAACATCATCATAATGGATTTTACCTTTGTGTGCTAGATTTTTAGTTATAGCAATATAATTGAATTTAGCATCTAATGCTTTAAGAATTTCAACATCACGAAAGTTATATTCAATAAATTTTTCTTTATCAGTTTCAAATAATCTATCTAAACTACCATCATATTCAATTTTACCTAATTTACAATATTTTTCTCCTAAAGCATCTAATTTATAAGATGGTTCATCAGAAAATGAGTATTTTTTGTGTAAACGGATGTAATCTAAAGAATACATACCCTCAATTCTGATTGGTTGATCAGGATTGTAAATAGTGTTTCCATCAGTACCTTGGAATGAAGGTTCTTTAACTTTACTTACAGGTGAAAATGAATTAGCTTTACGTTCACCTAACTGGTTATGAATTCTCCAATATAGGTAAGGTATATCGAAATAGTCACTGTTGTAACCAATTAGGATATCAGGTTGTACTTTGTTTAGATAGTTTAACCATTTAGTTAATAATTCTCTCTCGTTAGGAACAGAGATAATTTGTTTATTACCTATAGTTGAAGATTTAATTTTACCTTCTTTATCTAAAATTAAGATATACCATTTATCTTCTTGTTTATACCACCAAGCAATTGAAGTGACAGGTTTAGGTGCTCTTTTGATATAATCAGGTGTAAGAGCACCTCCCATCTCGATCTCAATATCGAAAAATATTTCTTTGTGTGAAGTTGAAGGTTCATCATTAATACCATACTTATCAATTAAGAATTTTTGATGAATAGGCATATCGTGATAATGAACAAATGGGTTATCACGTTCCCAATATGTAACCTTTTTTAGGGGTTCACCCTTTAAACTAACATGAGTTGAATCTTTTTCATAGCATTTTTCGTAAGCATAATTCTGGAATTCATACTGTTCTACTCCATCATCTGTCCATAAAGTAATGTTATGGCGGTTTTTTCCTAGAGATGTTGTAACTATGTTTTTATAACTCATTTATAACCTTTTTTATTTTTATTAAATATTAGTTTTTGGTTTCTTTGGATAATACTTTCTTTTTTTCTTTGGTTTTGCGGGTACCTCACTTTGAGGTGTTTCAATTTGTTCCGCAATTTGATCTAAAACGTCCTTAGTGATTGCTGCACTGGTTGGAAGTTGAGTTAAGGTAGTAATCTTTTTCTTGTTAAGAAAATAACTTGTAATTGCTGCTGCTACTATAAAGGCTATACCTGAAATAGTAATAATTTGTAATAAATTCATTTGTTTTTTGATTTAATTGTTAAAAAATTGTTTTAAATTTGGTCTGAAATAATTGATGTTCTTCATTACTTTTCTATCTCTACTTCTATAGACGATATAGTAGTCGCCAACTTTTTCATAATGACATTCTTCACCTTGTTCGCTCGATCTTTGAATGACAGTTGATTTAGCATCTTCTTCTGTTTGGCAAGCTTTCGACATATTTGAAGCCTGTACCTCTTGATATGCTGGCCATACCTTATCCTTAAGGCCATGTAACATAGCACCGTTCCCAAGGGAAACATAAGTAATATCGCACAAAGCATCCAGAACCTCAACGATGTCTCCTCTTTCGCAAGCCTCTCTATATTCTTCCAATTCCTCAAGGATGAAATTGTATACAAATTCCCATTCTTTTCTTTCGGGTATAACTGGTTCATAATTGTTTGGTTTGCCCATTAAGGCATTGAATTCTTCTACTTCGTCTACGAAGGGGATTGATGGTTGTAATTCTTCAATTTGAGATTGAAGTTTAAGTGCTTCTAGTATAACATCATCTCCTAATTCAATTTTAGACATCATACTGAGATCTATAACTTGATTTCGAAGTAAATTAATATACTCCTGTTGTTTTTGTTCTAATTTAGTCATAACTTGTTTTTAAATTGTTTTTTTAACGGCTCCTATTGATATGTAATAAGCCCAGTCCGAATATAATAAATGTTCTTCAGTCATCAAAATTTTATCACCAGAAACGAATTCAAATTCTTGCCCTGATTTAGTAGCGTGAATTTGATGGATTATTTCATAAACTCCAGTTTCAGTTTTTGGACTATTATCAGGATCAAATATAGGAGGGGAGTTTGGTTTTACATCTCCATAAGGAAAAATTTCATTTAATCCTTCTCTTCTTCTATTACAGCCACAATCTTCTATACCTAATGCTTCGGCTGTTATTTCTACAAGTTTATCTATACCTGTAGCTTGAGTAAATTTAGCAATTGTGTCTCCTAATCCTTGTGATGGGACATTTGAGTCAAAATTTTCCATTTTTGTTTATTTTAAATAGTCTTGTATTGCTTCTGAATCTTTTCTCTCCCATGGATAGACAAGCCACTCATCTCCTACCTCATGAGCATAAAAAGTTGGTTTATGTTTTGCTGTTGGTTTATAATGAAGTACAGCTGTAAGAGGTGTTTGTAACCTATTTAAGGTATCTCCTGTATCACAAATATCATCTATTACCAACGTAGTTGGGTGAGTAGAATATACATAAGGAAGATTTAATTTATGTGAGATCATTACCGCAGGTATTAATCCTCCTCTTTCTATTCCTGTTACTGATGTTATTAATAGTTCAGATCTGTCAATCCATTCACATAATTCATTTACTGCTTGTTCAATATCATCCCAACTTAGATATACTTTTCCGTTTGCTTTTAGTGCCATTATACTGGATGATTACCGTTATTAATTTTGATTGAATCGAAGAACTCTTCACGAGCTAAATTTCCGTTTTCCATAAACACACCATTTGCTTTAGTTGTTATCATGGATGCACCTTGATGTCTAACTCCTCTACATGAAACACAGTTGTGAGTACCTACTACAGTTACAATTACACCTCTATTGTTTTCACAAATTTTATCTACTGCTTGATGAATAGCTGAAGTTAATTGTTCTTGAATAGCACCTCTTCTACCAAAGTGTTCTACAATTCTGTTTAATTTAGATAAACCAATTACTCTACCATTTTCACCTACTACATAACCAATATGAACTACTCCTCCAATTGTTTGGTGATGATGGGAACACATTGAAGTTAATGGAATATTTCTTTCAATTACAATTCCATCGTAACCATCAGAGGGGAATGAAGTAATTTCAGACATTGATGTGTATCTACCTCTCCATAAGTCATTAACATAGGCTTTTGCTACTCTATTTGGAGTATTATCACTATTAGGATCATTTTCCCAATCGCAACCTAATGCTGTTAAAAATTGACCATAAGCTTTAGCTGCTTTTTCAATCATTTTAGCTTTAGCTTTGTCATCTAAAGGAAAACCAGGTGCAACACCATTAGCAAATCCTTCTTGTACCACTTCTAAATCATCGTGGATTTTCTTTCTATTGTTTGTCATTTATAATTTTTTTTAATAGGTAAATGTAATAAATTCTATTTTAATATCCAAATCTATTTAATTGAATATTTAGTTTTTCCGTCTGGTGATTCGACTTTTATTTCTCCATTTGCTAGAACTGTTAGTTCTAAATCATACTCTTCTTTAAGTAGTTTTTTTACTGTAACAGTGTCCATTCCTTTACTTTTCCATAGAGTATGAAGAGTTCTCAATACTTCTTCTGTGTTTGCTTTTCTCATTATACTTCTCTTTTATCTTCGAAGGCAATGATGTGTGGCCTCCATGTTAATCTAAATCCATTATCTCTAACCCAATCAAATAGTTTTGGATATGATTGGAACAAAGCCTCTCTTGTATCTCCAGCTGGCATGAACCATACTTTGTCTTCTGGAATATCCATCATGTGAATGAAACTTAGTATCTCCTCTAGGGATTGTTCATCCTCTCCATCCCATACAGGTTTCAGGTGATAGTCAGAATGAAATGCAATCATCTTAGCAATTGCTTCATAATTCATTCTAAACTTATTATGTTGTTTGATCATTTTTTCATCCGTAACATCTCCCTGAGGCGTAAGAGTTCCCAATACTGGTGTTGAATTGGTGAACTTGGGAGAGATACTGAGAAGATTAATTGGATAGTCAGTCTCAACAAAGTGACTACCTTCAGTTTCAATTGTAATAAAAATACCTCTTTCATGTGCTAGATGTGTTAATTCATTTACTAATGCTGGGTGCATTGTAGGTGATCCTCCTGTTAGCATCATCTCTGTGATGTGAGGATTTTTGTCGTACATATCAATTATGTCCTGAAATTTGATATGTCCTTTCTCAGGATGTATGGAAGTGTACCAAGAGTCGCACCATCCACCTTCACCAAAGTAACATCTGTGAGTACATCCAGTTGTTCTTATCACTACGGTTGGATAACCAGCTCTACTTCCTTCTGACTGTACTGCTGTGTATAGTTCTACGATTGGAAGTACTTTGTCGTACTCTTGTATTCTTTTTAAACTACTCTCCATATATTGCTGAGTTTTTACTATGTTCTTTAAATTCTACACTCACTACTCTTACTCTATTGTTTGTTTCTTCGAGTACAAAAGTATTTACTTTATCGTAAATAAATTTAGCAAATTGTTCTGCTCCTGTAGCTGGGACTATTCTAACTTGT